CACTTCCGATCACCACCTCGCCCGTCTTACCCGCACAGGCCACCGATAGGTAGCCCCACCTTCGACACCTCTTGCCTGCTGAAGCCACCGTAGATACCGAGCCTCAGCCCGCTGCACGGCTCCTGCCAGCATCGGGTCGTTCTCGGACTCCAGTGCCTTCCAGTGAGCAGCGTAGATCACGCCTTCCCGATGGCGAAGCGGTATTTCAGCCTCCTCGTCCGCCCCTACTAAGTCCACAGGCAGCCGGAAGTAGCGGAACCGAAGCGTGGTATCCTCTGCCAGCGCAGACGGGAAGACTACCTGTCCACCGATGATCTCCGTCCGATCCGGCGGCTCGTCCAGCCACTCGAAGAACGCCACATAGTCTGCCGGCAATGCAACCTGTGTGGCCCCCGCCTCAGCGACTATCTCTGCCGACGCCAGCAGGAGCCGCAGGTCGGTAGCGACCTGCCGCCGACCTGCGTTGATGTACCGGGTCAGCTCCTCGTCCGAGTAGCGCCCGGTCGGATCGGGCTCCTGCAACAGATCACGAAGATCTGTCAGGTAGTCGGTCAGCTTCATCCGCTCTTAGCCCCCGCCGGCCAGTGCCCGTGCTTGGTTCGATGAGCATTGAGCTTGCGGGAAGCCTCCTCCTCGGTCTCGCCGCTTGCCTCGTACTCGCACGCTCGGCCCGTCTTCGGATCGACATACCCGCACGCCAAGCTCACCGTACTGGCCTGGTCAATGATGCGCTGGTCTCGGGCGGTGATCTCAACAATCTGAGCGCCGTACCAGCGGTGCTTTCGGATGAAGTCGATCTCGGCAGGGTCACTCGTCTCGTAGACGCCCCCCTCGAAGCGGATGAGCTTCCCGGGGCTCTTCTCCTTCGGCGCCTCCATCGTCAGCACGAGGTTCGCATACTTGGACTGAAACCGAGCCATCATCGCACCTCCACAGGGTAGGGGGCAGGGCATCCCGCCCCGCCCCCAATGGTCGTTACGCCGCCGCGTTGACGCCCGTGATCATGCCGTGGCGCTTGGCCTGCGGGAACCTCAACCCGCACTCGGTCAGCCACTCATCGAGGAAGCCGTCCCGGTCTGGGTCGCCCACGTTGAGCCGCAGCTTGGTATCGCGCCCCGGCAGGTAGACGTAGGCCAGATCCTCGGTGTTGAGGTCAAGCAACACGCCCATCTTGCCGTACTCGTTGCCCTCGAAGAGGTTGTGCTTGATGATGTTGACCTCGCCGTGTGCGCTGACCCAAGTGCGAACCGCAATGCCGTAGGTCTCGTCCCTAGGTCGCATCTGGAGCTTGCCGGCGGCCAGCGTGTCGATCACCGAGATCAGGCGCGGCGAGGCAAACAGCCACTTCGTAGACGAGCCGTAGCGGAACGCCATCTCCAGCCACTGCTCGAACAGCGAGTAGGTTAGGTTGCCGCCGTTCTCGGACGCAACATCAAGCACGTTCTCCGTGACCCAGTAGAGCACACCGCCAGTCGTGCGCCGAGGGCCATCCGCCGGCGTCGTGTCCAGCTTTGGCTCCCCAAACCACAGGTTGTATTCGATGCTCACCAGATGCTCCACACCCGAACGCCGCTGGAGTCGCACCCGCTCCTGGGGCTGCGCCCGCTGCTTCTCGGCGTCCAGCGTGCCGGAGATGGAGACCGGAGTGCGGATGATCTGCGTGTAGTTCGTCTTCAGCACAGGCTGCCCCAGACGAGGCGACCCGGCCTTGGCGTTCTCCGGGTAGGCGTTCGCCATGAGCAGTAGTGCATCGCCGCTTTGCAGGTTCGCCGCCGTGGTCGTACCGTAGCCGCGGGTTACCGTCAGGGTGTCGCCCGCGACCGAGTTGACCAGCATGACCTCGCCCGTCCGAGGCACCTTGATCAGGTCGCCCGTGCGGAAGTACGACCCGGTACCGGACGTAACAGGAACCGAGGTCTGAGGCGACGCCTCACCCGCACCGGCATACGCCGTCCACCGCGGGTTGCGCTCCGACTCAAACCAGTGGAAGATCGACGTGTCTGCGGTTGACTTCTCAAGCTTCTTGAGCAGAACGGTCAGAGGGCCGGCCTCCGGCTCCAGCTCCAGGATACGGTTAGAGAAGTCAATATCTCGACGCTCCTGGAGAATCGTTGCGGTATCCACCAACGCCGCCATCGGATCTCACCTCACCGGACAGATTTCATGGCTTTGAAGAGCACGTCGGCTGGATCCTCCTCTACGGGTTGCTTGCTAGCAGCGGCCTTCTGCACAGGCGCCGCCCCGGCCCGCTTGGCAAGCGAGGCGGCCTGCTGCTCCTGTGCGACCTGCGCGCCCGCTACCACCTGGGCGTTTCGGAGCTGGCCCATCTTCACCCGCAGGTAGGCCGACTCCAGGAGCGCCCGGTACGCCATCGGATCGGGGTCAGCATTGATCCGCCTCAGCGCCGCCATCATGGCCGGATCCGACTGGATCTGGCTCATTACCGCCGGCGCGTGCTGGGCGAAATCGGGGTACACATCGCTGACTGCCCCGATGGCCTCCTGCACGACGCTCTGCACGCGCTCCTGCAAGCTCTGGGCCTGCTGAGTCTGCCGGGCCATGTACGTCTGGGCGAACTTCTCCAGCGTACCAAGCGGATCCCGGCTGAACTCCACCAAGAACTGTCGCGCCTGCTCCTGGCGATCCGCCACAGGCTGCTGGGCGGCAGGCGGCTGCTGCATCTGCCGCTTCAGCTCGGCGATCTCGCGCTCCCACCGGCGCCGTTCACGCTCCAGCCGACGCTCCACGATTGCATTGACCTGCTCCTGCGTGAACAGCCCTTGGGGCGCCGCCTGTTGCCCCTCACCGGCTTGACCGCTTCCCGTTGCGTCGGGGCCTGCTGGTTGCGGCTCGACCTGGGCCGATGCGTCCACAGCCCCGGCATCCTGTGCCGGCGCTACTGCATCCCCGTCGCCGAACCGCTGAAGGTCAAAATCCATCACGCTTTATCACCTCGGTTTTTCGGGACGGTGCCCGTTATTTCGCGTAAGCCTCCGCCAACTTCGGAAGCTCGCGTATCGCTCGTATCTGCGCTTGGTGGGCGTAGACCTGATCAAGGGACGTGTATTGCGCCCACGTCATCCTGAGCGCGAGATCTTGCACTCTTGCAGGCAACACCACCTCCGTCAGAACCCGCCAGCCGGGGTGCTCAAGCAAGGCCCGCAGGGCCTGCCGCTGCTCCACCGATAGCGTCAGATCGCGCTCCTCCACCGCTTGCCGCCTCCCTCATGGCTTGCATTCCGAACAGACCCTGAAGCGCCGCCGTCGAAGCGTTGCCGGTATTCATCCCGACTGCTGGCAACATGGCCTGGCTCATCGCCGCCTGCAGCGCCTGCGCCTGCTCCTCAGGGATCAACAACTCCTCGGGGTCAGCAAAGGAGAACGTCTCCGTCACCAGCTCGGCGAACTTGCGCCAGTTCACCATCTGCAAGAGCTGCGGCGCCCGACCGAAGATCTGCACCCAGCGCAGCATGTCCTCTCGCTGCTGTAGCAGGTTGGCCCAGGACTCAATGTTGGCCACAGCCGGGATGAGGTCGTCATACGGAAACTGCAGGTCGCCCGGCGCCACCCGCACCCACTCCTCACGGCCCCGCTCCCCAACGAACCGCACGACCCGCTCCGTGGTGAGGAACTGCCGGTTTAGGTCAAGGAAATGCCGAGCGATCTCCTTAAGGCCCATCTCAGCCATGAGCCGCACCCGGATGTCCACACGCAACCCGCCGCCGATGGCCGCCTGCTGGATCTCGGTCGCCGTGCGGCTGGTCTCGACCATTGCACCCCGGAAGAAGTCGCTGACGCCCGAGACCTCCTGCATGTCCTTGTGAACCTGTTGCTCCTCGGCGTAGGACGACCGGGTAACGTCCTGCACCTCGATGGGCTGGATGAGGTTGCGAACGTCGGTCACGTCGTCAACCCAGATGATCCCGCCGGGGCGCCAGACTACCTCGTTCGGGTTGATGCCGGCGTGCTTGCTGGCAATGAACATCTTGTAAAGCGCCAGCGTCACGTTGTCCCGGCGCTGGTTGCGGATGGTGTTCAGCTCATGCTGGAGGTCTTTGAGCACCTGCGCCGTGCCGATACCCCAGAACTCATGCGGCACCGGCGTATCGACGATGGCAACGAACGGCTTGCGACCGTGGTTGAACGGATTCGGCTCGTTCCTCACCACCACGGCCCGGTTGGCGACAACGACCACCTGGTCGTTCGTCCACATATGGAGAAGCTCAATGGGACGCGTCCGGATGTGAAGCGGCTGGCCCGGCCCAAGCCCCACAGAGCCCAAGCGCTCCTCTGAGGGCCGCTGCTCGTTGGCCCCAAGCGCCGTGCGGGCCGCCTCCGAGATGTTGTCGTAGACGCCGGCCCGCTCCATGTCCTCACGGCTGACCCACTCCCGGCGGATCACCCAGCCCATCTCGTCGATGGTCTTGCCGTCCGGGTCAGGGTAGAAGTCCCAGATGTCGAGGGGTTCAAACCACGGATCGTCCCAGTCAACGATCACCTGCTCCTCGTCCACAGGCACCTGTGGGAAGCCCATGAGTTGAGTCAGGTTGAAGCCGCCGACGATGCGATCCCGGTAGACCCGAACCTTCTGGATGCGCTTCTCTTCCCGCCAGCCGATTTGCCCGACGCTCGTCCCGTAGATGAGCGCCTGCTTCACAAAATTGACCTGCTTGACGAACATCTGCTGACGGTCGAACTGGGCTTGCAGGAGCTTCGTGGCGATCTTTGCCCGGGTCGTGTCGTCTTTCTCACGCGGCATGACGCGCACCCACGGGCGGCGGGAGAGCATCGCCATCACGATGCGAGGCGTGATGGCCTCGATGTCAGCGAAGATCTTGGGGACGAAGATATTGGCGAGGTCTTCGTTCTCCTCGTCTAGTGGTTCCGTGTACGCCCGGTAGAGTCGGTAGCACTCAAACCAAACCTCTTCCAGCGGCTTGCGGGCGGTCTCCGCTGCCGTGAACCGATCCAAGACCTGCGCGACAAGCGAGTCCAGTGCCATCAATACCCCGCCACCTTCGAGCGGATGGGCCGCCGCGGCGGCTGGCCCAAGTCGTCCTCCCGCTGGTCGTAAGTGCGAAGCGAACCGCGGAGCTTGGGATAGCTGCACATGTAGCGCGTCTCGTCGGCGCAGTGATCCTCGCCTTCGGTGTCAAGGTCTTCGGGCTTCGTCTCGTCATGCACCAGCGTCGGCATGGTACGCCACCAGTGCTTGCAGGTATCGGCCACATACAGCCCAGGAACGCCGTGCTCGTCTACCTTCAAGCGTCGGCGCACCTGCTCCCAGCCGTTGATCCGGTCGTTGTTGGCCTTGTGGAAGATCAGGCCCTCGGCCAGAAACTCCTCGATGATGGAAATGGCCCGGTAGGAACCACTCCCGTGCTTGGCCCACAGGGAAGGGTCAGCAGGGCCGACAACCATGCGCGCCCGCTTTTCGCCAAGCAGGTCGATCTCCAGTTCCTTTAGTTTCAGGGCAACCTCACGGGCCGTCTCCCGAGTGCCCTCGTTGGCCTTGCCGCTCCATCCGTAAAGCTCGGCGAAGCGGTACAGCGACCCGTTCGGGTCAACGGCCCACAGGCCGATGCTGTAGGGCTTGGCATAGCCCCAGTCCATCGCATGGAAGACCGGCCAATCCTCCGGCGGCACGAAGAACGGAACTCGGTGGATCTCAGGGCTCAGGCCGGTGAAGAACTTGCCGGCAAAGACATCCCAGTTGCCCTCCAGCAGGGCTGCGCGCCACTTCGGATCGAGCGCCTCAAGGCGCTTGATGTAGCCGGGGTCGTTCTTCAGCAGGTACGGGTTATCCGTCGCCCGTGCCGGTATGAATGCCCAAGAGCGGCCCCGCTCGTCGAACCACAGGGTATCGGGCGGAACCTCGCCGATCCGAAAAAGCTCCTTCACCCAGGCATGGCCGATGCCGCCGGGGTTAGTCGCCGCCCGCACGCGAGGCCACACCCCCGGCACGGTGGAGCGCAGGCGGGAGTTTACCAGATAGTCCCACTGCTCGTAGGTGAAGTGGGTCAGCTCGTCAAAGCCGATGAAGCCGTACTCTGCCGACTGATAACGGTAGATGTCCCGCTCTTCCTCGGAGTAGCCGAACTCCAGTACCGAGCCGTTGCGGAACTCCCACGTCTTGTTGCTAGCACGGTAGGTGCAGACCTCTCGGGGGAACATGCGGAGCGACACCTGAATCAGCGACCGGTCAAGCTCAGGAAAGGTGCGGCGAAGCAGCAGCGCCCGGTTGTAAGGAGTTTCCAGGCACTGAAGGAAAGCTTCCATGAGCAAGGCGATCGACTTCCCGCCGCCCGCAGCGCCTCCGTACAGCACCACGTCGGCAGGGCAAGAGTGAAATGCCCGCTGGCGCTCATGCGGCACATAGATCGTGGACAGGTCAATCGCCATCGCCGCTGTTGCCA